CCGCCGACGCTGCGGGCTGGGGCCCTGTCGAGGCTCGTGAGGCTATGCGAGACGAAGGGATGTCTGAGATGGCTGCTGTGGATGATGCCTTGGCGGCCATCTCACAGCCCAAGACCCTGGCGCGTGAGGGGGATGGCCAAGATTGGCGGGATGTCGATACTTGGGAGACCCTTATCCCAGAGGTAAGGGTCGACGAGCTGGATCACCTCCAAAGGATGATGGACCGTGGGATTGTCAAGGTGGACCCCGACCTGGAGCGGCGCATTCAGGAGTTCAGCGCCTTGGAGAAGGGTGGCAGCGAACTGGACTATCGCCGCTACTTGGCCGAGGAAAAGGCGAAGGACGCTGTTAGTGGCCATAGCCGCACCAACAGGGCTCCGCCCCTCTCTGAACTCCAGGAACGCGCCACCTTGACTGAAGCGGGTGGCGACCCCCTCAAGAGCCAGATGCCCACTAAGTAGGAGACTGAAATGCCCACTCCCAAGAAGGCCTCTAAGGCCGCGCCCAAGAAGCGAACCTCCCGCCCCAAGGCAAAAGCTCCGTCGAAGCCTTCGAAAGCGGCACACGCTTGCCCCTCCCTTATGGAACTTCTGAATGCTTGGGGAGAGGCAAAAAAGGCTGCGGCTAAAGCCGGAGACGCTAAGGCCGGAGAAGCCTTCAAGGCTCTCCAACTGTTTAGCGCTCACCTCTGATGGCTGGAATCTTCTACGAAGAGGAAGCTCAGGCCCAAGCTCGTAGGCGAGCCGCTGAAGCGGCTTTGTCTGGCGAGAAAGAGGCCCCTAAGCCCCAGACTACGAAAGAGCGTTGGGAGTCCTCCCTCCGCGATGAACCTCTTAGGTCTGCCGGCCTCGTGGGCACAAGTATCGCCAAGGCCGCCGTAGGAGATCCGACACTTTGGGACCCTAATGCGGATCCCGATCGACACCTCGCTCAGCAAGAAGCTGAGAGAGCCCGCGCGATGGGGGACGAAGAGGGCTACCGCAAGGCCATGGAGAAGGTCCGCACAAAGAACTATTACCCCGTTGCTCTTGGACTAACTGGAGTTGGAGACTCGGTAGAGACTGCAGGCCAGAAGCGAGAGCAGTCCTTGTGGGTCCAAGACGTACAGCAGGGAGCTGATACCAACCGGAAGAACGCTCAGGCCTGGGCTCAGGCGGCGTCTGACCTGGAGGTCGGAAAGTCTATCAACGAGGACGAGGCTCGTAAGCTGTGGGCCAAGCTCAAGCAGCAGGAGCGGGCTATCAAGACCCGCCAGTTTCACACGGCTCCGGACTGGACGTTGGAAGAGTGGAGTGCGGCAGAGAAGGCCTACCCTGACTACGTCAGACGCATTCAGGAGATCGAGCCTTTCATCAAGGAGCTGCAGGAGAAGGCCGCCACCGGTCAGGTTCTCTCTGAGTTGGGGGACATGCAGGCAAAGCACCTCCAGGGCCTTCCCCACACCGAGTTCACCCCTGGCGAGAAAGACATCAAAAGCCTCTACTTCCTCTGGGAGGAAGCGCAATCCGCTCGCGATTTAGCCGACCAGTACGCTGATCGTCTCATCGATGAGGGGTGGGATCCCCGCGATCTTGGGGAGGATCCTACCTTCCGCCAACTGAATGCCGCTTCTAACGCCTTCGCTGAGGAAGCCGAGGAGACGGCCCGCAAGTTGGGCGTCCAAGGCTATTCCGAAGCTCTAACTGAGCTACACGAAGGTGGTCTCGCCGCTGATGAGGACCGTGAACTTCTCCGCCGAGCCATTCGAGAGGGTGACCCGGAGACTATTGACGCTTACTCCCGCCGACTCAAGTCCATCGAGCACTATAGGGACAAGGACCGTGCTCAGTTGGCTGAACAGCGAGACCAACTCCGCCGAGGTGTCACTGCAGGCATTCCAGGCGCCGAGACTGGAGACCCCAAGATCAAGCCGGGCCATCCGGGACAGCAAATCGCTGGACTGGCTACTTTGGCAGCCGGTGCGGTTCCAGCCGTAGCTGTGGGCAACTACGCTCGAACACTGGACCCCTACGAGCGACTCCGATTTATGTCCCTCCACGGTCTTCGTCGTCCTTTGGAGATTGGAGACTTGAACACTGAGACCTTGGGTCTACTGCTTCAAGACCCCCAGTTGGGTGAAGTTTTGTCCCAACAAGGACTGATCTCTGATGAACTCCAGGAGCGCCTCATCTCCAAGCGCCAGGAGCACGGGTACTGATGGCGGGTTGGCAGGAAGAACAGGACCCCAAGACCCGGGCGGCAGCCGAGCGGGCCTTGACTGAGGCTGAAGAGGGAGCGGCCAGCAGGCGCCTCCAGACCCAGACTCGATTCGTGGAAGGGTCTGATGTCCCCGTGATCACCTTCGACACGGAGACGTTTGGGGGCGACGGTCGAGCGACTCAAGACGACTTCCTCCGTGCTGCGGGTAATTCTGCCCGTATTTGGGACCTGGAGAAGGCTGGCAAGATCGACCAAGAGACTGCTGACTTCCTCCAAGATGAACCTCCCCAGAGCTGGATGCACCAGGACTCAGCGGTGACAGACCCCCGGGCGGACAAGGATTACGCTTGGGGGCGGGCAGAGCTTCAGCAGGACCACGTCAACTCGATGCTCAAGAGGCGGGAAGAGCTGCTCAATGACAGCATCTTTGGAGTGCTCCGGCACCACGGCGATGCTCTCTATTGGAATCTCGCACACAAGTTCTTCCCCTCCTTCAAGGACTACACCGGAGAGGTCTGGGATCTCCAAGACGACCTTCGTGAGATGGCAATCTCAGGGAAGACTCCCAAGGAGCTGCAGCCTGTCTTTGGGCGCACTCCCTCGGCAGACACACTCAGGAAGGCCCGGGAGTTTCTGGACCTCTCAGACCAGTACGCCGCTGAAGAAGAGGAGTATCGTGCCATCGACAAAGCACTCCAATGGCGGCAAGAGACCGCTACTGAGGAAGTTGAGCGTCTGGGTAAGGACGCTTGGCTTAGGGAAGGGGGCGGTGACCCTGTCCTCGGAATCACACCAAAGGTAGATTAGCTCATGCCCCTCTACGACTTCCGCTGTCCGACTTGCGACCACGAGGGCGAGACCTTTGTTCCGCTCAGGGATTACGAGGTTGAGGGGCTCATCTGCCCTCGCTGCTCCAATAAAGCCAAGACAATCATTTCTCCGGTAAGGACTATCGGGCCGATGCCTTCTAAGCCTTTGGATATGCCTCAGATCGGGCGCTCCTTTACGAGCAATCGAGAGCTGAAGAACTACTTGGCCCAGAATAAAGGTTCTCAGCTCATCCACCGAGACTCGTCCGAGTGGAAGGATCATCGCCACCACGTCCGTACAGTGGCCGAAAATCAGGCTAAGAGAGAGGGGTACCAGGGTCTTGACCAGAAACGGGATACCCTTCGAAAAGACAGAAAGCGTAAAGCTGAACTGGCTACCGGGATTGACTCCCCTCGCGTCTTCAAGTAGGAAAGAAATATGCCTAACGACGACTCCATGATGAAAGACTCCCTCCCCACCGAGATGGAGGAGGAAGAGGAAGTCTCTGAAGCGATCCCCGAAGAAGGGATGGAAGAGTCCATGGAGGCTGGCTCCGAAGAGGAGACTACTTCTTTCGACACTCCAGCCGACGCTTTGGGTGCAGCTATTGAAGAGCACGGGGCCGATGACCCGGCTAAGCTCGTTGAGTGGCTCCAAGAGTACGGCTATGAACTCACCTCTGGGCCGGCTGAAGTCGCTATCGGTGTTGGAGTTGGCCTCCCCGAAGAGGGTGACGACGGCGGAGAGATGGCCGAGATGGGCGGTGGAATCCTGTCTATCGAGACTATGCGTAATGGTGCCGCTGAGCGGGCCTTTGATAAGTTCAAGAAGGGAGAAGTCCCGAAAGGACGCTACTCGTGAGTGAAGTCGCCCCCCCAGCAGCTCCGGCAGCCGCGCCTGTTGAGGCGCCTGCGCCCGCAGCAGACACGAGTGCCTCTGCCCCTCAGGGCAGTGATGTTCCCAGCAGTGATGCTGGTAGTGCTCCTGAGCCACCCGCGTCAGACCCGTGGTACAGCCAGTTCGATTGGGATGGATGGGATGGCGACCAGGGAGCCCTGACAGGGGCTGCCCCGGAAGAGCGCCGGGAAGAGCTGGGAGGTCTTCTCGATAAGCTCAACAGCCACTACACCAGTACAGTCTCTGGGAAAGAACGTCAGCTCAACGAGCTGATGGAGGTCTACACCTCCATGCTGGATGGGGCCGGAGATCCTCGGGTTCAGACTTTGACGTCTGACTTGGAGACTGCCCGGAAGGAGCTGGAAGAACTCCAGAACACGCACAAGGCGATGGCTGAGGAGTATAAGGGGTACCAAGCTCAGTCAGACGAGGACTACGTCAACGACTTCTGGGATCGGAACAAGGATCTCCGGAACGATAAGGCTGCGCTGTCAGAGTTCGCTAAGTACTTGGACGATGGCGACTACGGTGGTCCGTGGAACCCCTACTTGGCTGTCGAAGTAATGAAGCTGGGAGAGGCGGCCCGGCAGGTAGTTATTGACGCCAAGAAGAACGGCACTCCAGAGCAATACGCTTTCAAGTTGGGTCAAGCGCACGACCAGATTCACACGACTGAGCAGAGCCTCAAGCAACAGCAGCAGGAAGAGCAAGCGGCCGTAGAAGCGAAAGCTACAGCAGCCGCGTCCAAGCCTCGCCCGGCAGCCCGCATTACCGCTGGCGCTGATAGGGCGACTATCTCGCGTCCCGCAGAACGCTCTATCTCCGATGCCAGGAGCATCGAAGAGATGAGGAATCTTGCCGCCAATCGGGCTCTTAGAGTCCATCGAGGCGGAAAGCGGTGACCCCTCCCACCCCTTGGGCATACGGGATACTTCAATCCCTCACTTGCACTGTCAAGACTGCCCTGCTACTGTCCCACCCGTAAAGGGAGTTCCTGATGGCCATTTCTCCGGACGTCGTCGCAACTGCTCTCCAGGACCTCGCTCCTGGGTACAGTGACCTCTTCACCACTTGGCACCCGATTCTCGATAAGATCGTGAAGAAGGGCAATATTGACCGGGCTTCCCTGAAGGGTCCCTACCGCGAGTTCACCGTGGTGACGGATGGCCCCGGTCAGGTCACCCAGGTCCTTACGGGATCTGAGGTCATTGCCGGTGGTCGTCGCCAGAACGCTTCTCGCGGTGACGCCTACGCGCCCCGCATCATTTATGCGTTCGATGTCCCGGGTAAGGATCTGGCTGAGGCTAATGGCGCGAATGATCTGGCTAAGATCATCAAGTCCTACCCCGAGCTGGCACTGTCCGACTTCCACGAGCGGATTGCTACTCAGCTCGCCATGGGTACCGGTGCCGGTGTTGGTGGTTTCCCGACCCTGAACGGTGACGCTACCTACAACCCCCAGGGCACTGCTCGTGACGGAGCCCTCGACTTCGCCGCTACCACGGCGCAGACGGGTACCGTCTTTGGCCTGAACAAGGCTACGACTACGGGCTGGGTCAACCAGTACGCTGACATTACCAGTTTCGCGGCCAATGGCCGGAACCGGATGCGTCAGGTCTACTACGAGTGCAGCCGCCAGGGCTCCAAGGTCATGGGCCCCGTGGATCTGCTGCTGGGCGACCCCACCTCTTACCTGACCTACATCGACGACTTGGACCAGGAAGTCCGCGTCGCGAAGGTCGAGGGTGACAAGGCCCCGTCCAACGTCCGCATGGGTGTTGAGTTCCTGGACGCCACCTTCTACATGGAAGAGGACATTGTCCCCGGCAGCTTCTCCACCGCTGCTGCTCAGGACGGCGTCATCTACTACCTCAAGTCTTCGACTTGGCACCTCTTTACTCTGGGTCACGACTCTGGGATGGAGACCAAGGGCGACTTCGCTATCCGGGGCCCCATCCGGATTCCCGAGCAGGACATGTGGCGGTACGAGTACGTGCTGAACATGGGCCTGTACTGCGATCAGCTCCGCTGCAACGGTGCCGTTACTGGCGCTAACACCCCGTAGGAGGCTTCCATGGCCGCTCGCACCACTTCTGGTATTTCGTTCGATCTTGTCACTACGGCCTCTACCAGTCCTACGGACGGTCAGGGTGCTCAGGCACCGTTGGGCTTCACTCTCATGGTCCCCCAGGCGATCAACGACGGTGTCCGCACCGCCGACGCTGGTGATCAGGAGTGGATCTACGTCCGCAACGCAGAGGGAGCTACCAACTTCGTTGCTGGTACGGTCGTGATGCGTGAGACTGGCGCTACGAACTACGATACCCTCGTTTCGTCGGGAGCCATCAGCCCCGCTCGGATCGTTGGGGTCGCTCAGCACACCATCGCAGCCGGCTCCTTTGGCTTCATTCTTCGGAAGGGTCTGGGGCAGGTCCTCTGCGACGGTAACGTCACTGCCGATACGGCCATTACTCCGGACGCGAACGCGGGCCAGTGCACTGATGTGTCGGCCGTGACGTCGGACGCTTTCGGTGTGGCTCTGGCTACTGACTCGGGTGCTGCTTCCTTGGTGACCGCCGCTTTGGACTGCCAGGGCTGAGTTCCTACTTCTCCGGAACTCAGGGCCCTGTCTCCTCTTGTTGGGAGGCGGGGCTCTCCTGCGTCTGATAGGATTGCTCGTAGGGGTTCTCTATGAATCTGGCTGACATCCGAGATCGCGTCTTCTCCCAGGTGGACTGGGCCCCCACTCAGTCCTCAGACGCCACTACCCGAGTCAACCGACTCATCAATCGCGCCTACATGCAGTTGGCGGAAGAAGCCCCTTTCCTCTTTTTTGAGCAGACTCTCCGCATCGCTACCCTCCCGGACTTCCCTGCGCAGTCGATTACCACTGCTGCAGGAGGCCCCGATAGGCTTCGTGTTTCCAGCTCAGACCCTTGGGTCTTGGAGCGGACCCCCCTGAATACGGCGACAGGCCTTACTCTTTGGGACGAGGCTGGGTACTGGAACAGCCGGATGATTGAGGTCACGGATCCAAGCGGGCAAATCCACCGTCATCGGATCCGAGACATCTGGACTGACGACAGTGGTCCCCGTCAGAACCTTTCCCTGTATCGTCCGTGGCACAACACCACAGACACAGGGATGGACTACCGGATCTACACGGACGCTTACTCGCTCCCCGACAACTTGATTCAAGTCCACTCAATGCGGTTGGCGAAGAGCAACCAGAACTGGCCTTTGGACATCATCTCTCAAATGGAAGCTGAAAAGCTCTCATTGGCTGATAGTCCATCCCAGGTCAGTGCCGGAGTCCCGCGAGTCGCGTGGCGTCGGGGCCACTTCAGCCTGGATGCTCCCTTTGTTTCTCCGACTGCAGCCGTCACTACGGGAGTGAACTGGGAGGGGCCAGAACCTGCTGGCGAGTTCAGCTACCTCATGACCTACTGCTGGGGCTACCGGGATGAAGAGATTCAGACCTTCGGCCCCGCAGGCAGTATGGTCACCAGTAGGGCGGCTCACCCAGAGCCCCGATGGGAGAGCCCTCCGAGCCCCATCAGCGCAGTTGTCTCCAACACCAACGCCGGAACTAACCAGCGCATCCAGCTCACCCTCCCCAACCTGGGCTTCATGCAGGGCTTTGGAGTCAACACGACTCAACGCTACGGGCATGGTGGCTTCTTCAAGCGGATCTACCGACGTAGGCACTCCATCGATAGGTCGGTCGCATACACCACGCTGCTTAGGGACATGCCTGGAGGTGACCAGATCCAGTCATCTCCGGTGTACTACCTCCTCGCTGAAGTGGATGACTTCACGATCACCTACGACGATATTGGGGTCGCCTCTCCGGACTACCACCGACGATTGCGGGAAAGTCATGGATATCAATCTGTGGCCTTCTACCCCCGGCCAGATCAGCGCTATGAGTTGGATGTCCGTTGCGTCAAACGCCCTATGGCCCTCGTAGATGATCAGGACTCTCCCCTGATCCACCGAGATGCGATGGAAGTCTTGATCTACAAGACCCTAATCCTCATGTACGAGATGATTGGGAACGTCAAGATGGCTGACCGGGCTGTCGGCCAGTACAAGGAATCCCTCTTCACAATGACCAAGCGCTATGGCGACTTGAGCTACCCCTCGGAGCCCATCTTGAGGAAGCCTGCTCGGGTGACTACTCTCGTAGACACACGAAAGCCGTGGCGTCGTTGGTACAACTTGCCGTAGGAGCACACTCATGCCGTACAAGACTGTCGAGACCCCATACCAGGACTGGAGCACCGCCCAGTTTGACCCGGACACTGTGGGACGTCTCGCCCCCCTGGTTTGTGGAGGCATTTACGAGGCTCTTCGGTACGAAGAGCTGGAGCACTTCACTTGCATCGCAGTCATTCGCCAGAAGGACAAGGTCTTTGGCCGCTTCCAGCGCTACGGAATGGCCGATGAGCAGTACGAGTGGACCCCTCAGCGGGCCGCCGGAGTTCGACTGGTGTGGGCTCCGCCCATTCCCAACTCCCCCTGGGCTCAGAAGGTTGAGGAGAGTGACATCGTCACGAAGCCCCTCGAAGAGGCCATCAAGAAGCAGGTTGCCATGGCGATGGAATCTGCCGCAGCAAGCAAGGCTAAGTACGGCCGCCCTAAGAAGAAGTAATCGGTAGGGTTACACTACCTCATGGCTGACGACTCCGTCCGGATCCGCTCTTCCAGGCTCCCTCTCCGGATTGAGTCAGGGAAGCTCTTTCTCCCCGACTCTATTGCCGGGGAGATCCTAAACATGTACCCCACAGAGGAAGGAACTATCCGCTCTGTGTGGGGGCCATGTCCTTACGTCCCCAACTGGGGAGAGGGCTATCCAAGCTTCAGTGGCCGCCTCCACGGCGTCCACCACACAACTCGGTGGGACGGTAAGGAGATTCTCCTGATCCAATGGGGAGATGGGATCCACACCTTTCGGGGATGGACTGCCGGAGGAGGTACTCCCAATGCGATTTGGCACCCCATCTTGGGGCCTGCGGCACTAAGCCCCGATGTAACGACCTCTTTCGCTGTTGATTCCAGGCCCCGTTTCCCTTCTCAGTTTGAGAGCACGCCCGGAGGCGTAGTCATCATCCCTAAGGGGGAGAGTAGCCGCCCTTACTTCTACGACGGTAAGACGACAGCCCCTCTGGGCTACTCAGAGACCCCAGGTGCCCCTATTGGGTGGGGCCCGGACACCGACAATGCGCCTAACGACAGTGGCTATCACCACGATGGCGCCAACATGCACAACGACTACCGCTACGGTCGGTTGGGGACAATCACGACTGAGGGGTTGGTTGTAGGCGGTGCCCACGAGATGCAGGGGACCCTGATGAAGGGTTCGTATAGGGCGGCCCTACAGTGGATTGACCTCTGGGGTAATCTCTCGCCGCTCTCCCTCCGGTCTAATCTTGTGGTCTTCGAGGAAGAGCGAACGACTGATGTCTCTCCGGGCACAAGCACCGCAGTAGCAGATCTCCCAAAGCAGATTGTTTGGTGTGGTTTGGAGGATGGCCCAGACGGGACCATCGGCAAGATCTTGTCTCGGACTAAAGACCAACGCCACTCTGGGACATTGGACTTGTTTGAGATCCCTGCAGGGGCCCAGGAGGGGGGTCTTGGGTTTGCGACTATCCCAGACAATGTCTCAGACCTCTTCCCGGACAATGTCCCTGACTCCTGGTTGGTCAAGCCGACCGAGGACATCATCCCTGTCCGCCCATTCAAGCTCTACAAGTTGGCCTTTGGTCGAGGCTTTTCTGCCAACTACGATGAGGACCCAGGACTGCTTCGATGGACGATGCCTGGGCGGTGGGGGACGTTCCGCCGGAACGATTTCCTCTACCCAGACCCTCGGGGCAGGGCCATCACAGGCCTACACGCGGTAGAGGGAGGCCTACTGGTGTTCACAGAGCACAGCACCTTCCTGCTTACCGTCTCGGATGACGGTAAGAGCTTCAAGTCCCAGACATTGCACCCAACTGTGGGCTGTGCTGCTCCGTCTTCGATCCAGACTATGCCCTCTGGGCAGACAGTGTGGCTGTCCAGGGACGGCTTCTACAACCACGCCGGAGGTGCAATCGGCCCGATCTCTCAAGACATCGAGAGAGAAGTCCGGACCTTCAACCGTGCTCGTCTCCTACAGGCTTGCTCGGCTGTCGATTCGCGCACTAAGCGGTATCGCTGTTGGGTCCCCACTGAAGGTTCCGTCTACAACAATCTGTGCTGGGAGTACGATGGGCGTGGGTGGTCACGTCGAGATGATGTGCAAGCCGCTGATGTCGTAGTCACAGACGATCATCGCCACTACATGATTGCAGTTGGGCGGGCTTCGACCTCGTCCACTTACTCTGAAGGGGTGTGGCTCGTAGACCACGAGGTCAACAACTCCTGGGCTCCCACAGCTCGGACCAGTCAAGTTGAGACTGCATGGCTCCGGAGTCTAAAGTCAGAGCGTCGTGGGTCCCCTATGACAGTCTTCTTCTGGCTCCGGGAGTCTGAAAACGGGACACTCAATGTGGACGTGTACCGGGATTACCGGACAAGTCCAGTGACACAGACCATCACTGTCCAGCTACACGCGACCGACGACATTCCACCTTTCTGGGGGACTGCGACGTACAACGGGACTGACCCGGATGGGGATCCCCTCACTTGGAAACGTCGTCGTCCGTATTGGATCCGAGGGAAGGCTGACATCTTTGTGGCAGGGGCCGAGGCTTTCAAGCTTCGTATCAATCATCAGGGGCACTGGGACTTTATTGGGCTCTCCTTCGACGAGGTCCCTCGACCCTCTACGACCAGGGTGCCCAAGTGAGTTGGCGAGTTCCTAAGTTTCCGCTCCTCAATACTCGGGTCACAGACCTGGAAGATCTCAATGCGAACTTCTTTGAGTATGTAGAAGAGCTGGGGGGATCTCTAAACGAGCACAACTGGTCGGGTAGTGTGGGGACTCCCTCAGCCCGCGCCATTACGGCCGTCACGGATATTGATCCTTCTTCGGCCTTTGTGTGGCATAGCGCCAGCCAGTACGTGGACTACACGACACTGCCCACCAACGCCTTCCTGGTGGAATCAACTATTTCCTGGGTGGCTGTCTCATCCACAACCATCTCGCTGAGTGCTCCTGCTTGCACACTCATGCTGTGGGCTTCTTGGCAGCTCCACCCCACGGCCCCCAATACCCCAAACAATACGCCCCTCCCTTCTTTTGCCCTGAGGGTCAATGGGCAAATCATCTCAGAGAGCATCATTGGTAGCGTAGAAGTGGAGAACGATCCGCTTGGAGGTTTGGGGTATGGTGTGTGGCCCCAGGGGACGAACGCCATCATCCCCCTCCCCTCGGGCACCCACACAGTTGAGTTGGTCGTGAAGACTTTGGCTTTCACAGCAAACTTCATCTATGTGGGAAGCCGAGAAGTTGTTGCCCTTGAGATGAGGAGGGGCCGCTAATGCCTGACGTGACCTATTCCCCCCTGGAAGAAGGGGACGCTATCACCGCTGGGAGCGTCAATAGCCGCTTTACGGGTGTAGTAAGCGCGATCAATGACCTCACTACAGACTCCGTAGATCAGTTCTGCTTCAACAGCTACCACCTCCCGAGCCTCGTGGTGGTCAGTGGCCAACAGTGGATCGCAGGTCCCATCACTTACACGGAGACCACAACTGGGATTGGGCCCGGAAACGAGATCACTCTCGACTCTAATGGAGAAGCTGGAGGCGGCACTGACTTGAGCATCACCTTTACCGCCCAAACTCTCGGCTCTGGGATGCGTGGGATCTTGGCGATGTTCAACTGCGTGGTGAACTCCGTCACAGACAACACGGGCGGAACTCCTCAATGGGGACGGATGGCCGTCTTCACCCTGCAGCTTCGGGACACAGGTGGCGGTGGGACTTGGACTACGATCAATCGAACTCGTAGGATGGTCGCAGAGCGCAACCTCACAGGCGCAGGTCAAACTCAAGAGCTGGATGTCTCCATTCAGACTCTCATTGTGGCTGGAGATGTCCCGAACAACATCGATGGTGTGAGGGTCCGGATGTATATGGTTGAAGACCCACCAGTCGGCGGCGCTGTGACCCAAGTCGTCATCTCGTCCGCCCAACTCATGGTCCTTGGGGTCCGGAGCGACTGATGCCTAACATTGTCATTCCCCACCGGGCAGCGACCACCATCACTGATGGCGCTGTCACTTCTGCGCCTAACGTAGCTCAGAACTTTTATGACCCAGATGTGACTCCAGCTTCTCTTGATGTCGTCAACGGACAACTGGACAACGTCAATCGAGAAGCTGGTTGGAATATCAGCCGAGTCCACATTCAGCCTCAAGCGGTATCGTCTGGTAGGACTGTAGGGTCCACCCTCAACATGGACTACTTCGCCGCCCTTGGGAGTGTCTTTGGGGGTTGGGACAACGGGACGGATAAAACTGCGCTGTATAGGCCCATTCCCGGTGCCAACATCACCTTCCACCTCCCTGTAAATCCTGCGGTGCTCCTGGTTACTTGGCGCATCTTTGTCGCCCCAAACGGCAACGACACCCGGGCCAAGTTCCGCCTATACAAAAACGGAACACGGGTGACTAATCAAGTCCGTCAGGTGTGGGGCGCAGCGCCCACAGGGACCAGGGATGGCCTCCCCTGGGATCGGACTTGGTGTGGCTTCCATTACGAGGCGACACCAGGGATTGGTTGGCACACCTTTGGGCTGCGCATCGCCGCAGATAACAACAACACCCGTGTCAGATGCCGTGGGATAGACTACTCTTGGTTCTGGTAGGAGGCCCCTATGTCAGTCACCGGCAGCACACAGCCTTGGCGTAATACAGGTCAACCCCTCCAAAACGTGGGGAATGCCGCCAGTACGTTTACCGGAACGTGGGCGGGGCCGGCCGCCAATCAGCTACTCCGCCAGGATGTCAAAGCTCTCCAGGAAGGTGAACTGGGCCTCTCCGAGCAGGAGAAGGATACGATGGCGTCCAAGCAGCAGACCCTTGCGGGTCAGCAGATTGGCGCTCAGCAGGAAGAAATCAATCGCCAGCAGTTGGGGTCTGGTGGGGGCTTTGCGGGTCAATACGCTGAGATGTCTCAGGCCCTTGGGGGCCAAGCTGCCCAGGCTGGGGCCCAGGCCTACGCAGGGGCAGACGAAGTTTCTCGTCAGCTCGCAGAAGGTCGTAGGGCGGAGATCCTTGGGCGACTGGAACGGCAGCAGGATCGTAGTCGTGAGAACCAGCAATGGGCTATTGATGAGGCTCAGGACTTTGGCGGAATGATCTTGGACTACTACTTCGGCGGTCTGGGAGGCCTTGCGGATGCTGGTGGTCTTGCCAGTGCCGGCACAATGATGGGGTAACTGATGCCGTTCGATGAGCAGGGAAACTACGTGATCCCGGCGGATATGGCCGCCCAAGCCACTGACTACCGAAAGATGCGGAACTACGCTGTTCAGCGTGGGCTCGCTGGTACTCGTGATGCTCGCGCTGGCCGGTCCCCCGGTGTGGGCGTGTCCCGTTTTTGGACTGACCCCAACACCCTGGGCGTTACGGACCCCGCCGCTAAGGCTGAGATGCTGGCGAGGTTTGCAGAGCTTCAGGCTCGACTGGCTAAGTACAACGCCGAGGCTCGAAGTGGGGGGGTGTCTTCTAAGACTCAAGGGGAGTTGCAGAAGGGGATAACGGACCTCCTGAAGACGATCACTACGGAATCGGCCTCGTCTTCCCGTAAGACTGCTGACTTGAGGTCAGCGGCTGCAAACGCGAAGTACAAAGAAGCTAAAGCCGCTCAGAACAAGGCCCTGGAGGGGATTGTCGAGTTTGATGAGCTGCCAGCCCAAGCTGAGACTGTCATCGACGAGATCATCACCGCAATGACGTCAGGGCCGAGGAGTAACCTGACCGCCCAAGCGGCCCTCAAACTCAAAGGCCTCGGAGACATCTACACAGCTCGGGCAGCTTTGGCTGAAGTCGCAGCTCGTACAGGCAAGTCCTACGATGAGGTCTTCGAGGACATCACTTCGCCCGAGTCCAATCCGGATGGGAGTGCTGGATCCGAGTGGCTCCAGCCTGATGAGCTGATGTGGTTCGCCCAAATGGAGATGAAGACTTCGAAGAAGTTTGCGGCTTACGACCAAGCCACTAAGGACTTGTGGGACGCCCAGAGGGACCTCGATAAGGCCGCCGGGGCTGGCCTCGGTGGAGCCGCCTCGTTTGCTGGTGAACTTCAGGGCCTATTCACGGACTACCTCAAGCTTGTTCGTGCGGGTGAGCCGATCCCTCCGAGTATGCAGGAAGCCCTCCAAGGGATGGGGTACAAGTTTACGGAAGCCCTGAAGACGTCGGAAACCACGCCGAGTCCGGCCCAAGACACTATGGATAAGGCTCTGGAGGAGCTGGAAAAGGGGACGGTAGATCCTGTACTGATGCGGATGAAGCGGGCCATCGTTAGCGATGACCGGTTCAAAGAGTACATGGAGATGAAGGGGTACACCGACGCAGATTACGCCTTCAAGAAGTTCATGCAGGACGCGCGTCGAATGAAGCGCCAGAACGTCCGAACGAGTCGAGAAGCGGAAAGGGCCAACAGGATCGGTGGGATCAGTGGTGGCCTTTTGGCTGACGTTCAGCGACTCTTGGCCGGCGAAGAGGGCCGCAAGAGCGCCGAGGAAGACATCCAACTTCGTCAGGCCGATGTCCGAACGAGGCAGTTCAAGGAGAAGGCGGAAGAGTCAGGTCTCCCCCCTGGGCCCCCGCTCGACCTAAGTCGAGAAGAAGGTGCGGCTTATGGGAGTGATGATGAAGAGTTTGAGTTTGAGGACGAGCAGTACAAGATCCCCAACGTCACCAGACAAGACGAAGATGCCCCTGAAATCGAGTTGGACCTCCACGAGGACGAAGACTCCCAAGGAGATGGGGGCACTGATGGGGGCGAAGCTACGATCAACGAGCCACCGAACATGAGTGGGGCGGCTGAAGAGCCTACAGACAGCCAGACAGGAGCTTTGAGGGAATCCCTCAAGCGTCTGACCTCTTCTTTCCGCCCCGGGCAGTGAGCTATGGGGTCTGGTAAGGTCGGGTATGAGCTGGTCAAAGACCTGTTTGGGGAAGACTTAGCCCGAACTGGCGTGGCTATTGACGACCCTGAGGCAGACAAGGCCCCAGAAGATCGGGAAGGTCCCCCTACCTTCAAGGGGGAGCGAGAAACTTTTGTAGAGGGTCGAGTAAGCAAAAGCCTATATGGCTCGGACCTGCTGGATCAGCTTTTTGGGAGCGAGTTTACGGCGAGTGTCTCGAAAGGCGCTTCTGTCCCTCCGCCCCTCCCCGAACCTGAAGCGGTTGAGTTTGAGAAGGAGGATAAAGAGCCTGGAGTCCGGTACATGCCGGAACACGCTTACCCCCCTCTGGATCCCCTTCCGGACATTGCCCCAGAACCAGCCCCCCCACTACGGGTCGAGGGCGACATCAAAGGTGTCGGAGAAGGGCTACGGGATGCCAGTGCTCGCTGGGGAGATCTCCCCCCAGAGGCTCAGTCGAGGTGGATGAAAGGCCTCACTCAGTACGTCTCACAAGAGGGTCGAGATAAGGTAGAGCGTCAAATCGCGAAGGGAGAACTTACGCCGGAAGAAGGCCTCCAGACCATGCTGGAGTTGGCCGCCGACGAGCAATCAACCAAGCACCTAAAGGGGGGAGAGGCGGAACTCGCTAAGTCTTTCCGGGAAGCCATCTTCTTTGGGGAGGGCGATGAGATTGATCGCCAAGCTGTCCGGACACTCCGCATGGAGCAGGACAGGCTCCCTTTGTGGCGGTTGACGGACGACAAAATCCGGCTCAATCAAGCTGAAATGCACAAGAAGATGTACCAAGAGTACCTTCAAGCCATTCAGCGTAGTGCTCAGAAAGAAGACGGCCTCCAAATGAACCAACGCCCCCCGGAGGAGAGGGCGCTCTTTCGGGAAGAGGCCAACCGGCGAGCCCAAGTGCAAATGGAGGCGAACTTCAAGACGTTCTCCCCCCAGGTGCAGCTCATCGACACCATCTATGAGGGGGAGTACGGCGAAGAGAAGGTAACTACACCGACTGAGCAGATCATGGAGTTGCCTGCCGCATTGCGGCCAGCAGCATCCATCATGTCTCCCCCTACCGTGTATGAGGGTGGGTATCTCGCGGACCAAAAGGGGTTGGATAGCTGGGTTGGCCTTTCTGCAGGCCAGTTTGGAGCCCTGGAGACGATGGATCCCTTCTTTAGGTTTGCTCCATCTACCCTCGCCGCCGCTTGGATGATCACAGGAGAGGGCGAAGACTTGCTCCCTCCGATGACTTTGTCTGGGATCGCCCGAGGGGAAGACAAAGGTCGCCTCCTCTCCGGCTCAGCCACCTCAAAGCAAGCAGTAGACGAACTGCGCCGAGGCTTGGACATCTTTGACCCTCGGGTTTTGACGATGTTGGGTGAGGCGGGCTTAGAGATGGTCCCAGGGACGACCGCCCAAATCGCAGCCGAGCACGCCCCTACAGGCGTAAAGAAGGCAGTAGGCCTGCTTCCAGCTTTGGGGATTGTCCTTGCAGAGCCCGACCTCCTTTCTATGACTCTCGTCCCCCTGGGCCCCATCCCCAAAGCAGCAAAGGTGGCGACAAAGCTCTGGAAGCTGAGGAAATCTGAGGACGCTCTCCGTGTGGGCATGGAGGCCGCTAAAGATGCTGCCACGAGTGGGAGAGTCGCAGACTTCCACCCAGAAGCTATTCTCCAAAAGATTGAAGATTCAGATCCTTGGCTTGGGCAAATGACTCGGGCCAAGGTCGGGCAGGACTTTAGCGTCACAGGCGCAGTCGAGCGCAAAGTCGCAAATGAATACAAAACTCTCGCAGAGGTGGAGGCTAAGTCAGCCAAGGCCGCAGGCGAGTTGGCGGGAGTAGAGGCCAAGTTGGACTTGGCCGCCGCTGAGGCCGTGACTGCCTCCGCAAAGTTGAAGTCAGCCCAGCAGGAAGTGATCGCCTACTCCCTCGGAGAGGCGGCTTTGGAAGCTCGATTGGGAGTAATGCTTGCGGCTGAAGGTCTGGAAGAAGTTCCAGGTATGACAGTCAAGGGTCTCCGGCCCACTAAGACGAAGACGAGTACCGACAAGATCGATCGGGCCATGGATAAGGCCTCTAAGGGTGCCACTCGGGAACGGAAAAAGACTGAGGCCCGCCACAAAAAGGCTATTGAAAGCTACGACAAGTACAAGACCGCTTACGATCAGGCTCTGACCGCCCACGGTATCCCCAAGGCTGGCAGTAAGGTTCGGATCCACACCACGGGAGACAAAGCCGGTCAGATCAGTAAGCGTGGGGGCCGGCTCGTTGAAGTCCTCGAAGTCAAGCCGCACGGAGGGACTGGGCGCGTCTACGTCGTAGTAAAGCTGCCTGACCAGGATAAAACTGCTCGGCTCGCAACTGACATCATCATCCCGAAGGACCACGCCTCCCAGCTAAATGCGGCTTCGAGGCACCTTGCTTCCATTGCAGGCCCCGCCCTCAAGGGCAAGGAGGCCGTCGCAGCCGCTAAGCACATTGAGGAGACTTTTCAGCTCCTCCAGAAAGGCAGTGGGGCCCGGACAGGGATCGAGAAGGTCGCCGGAAGGCTGGACCGTGTTCGGGCAAAACGCATCAAGGCCGATAAAGCCCTCAAAGCAGCTCAGAGGGAGAGCGATAAGCTGGCGGGAAGGGCAGACAGGCTGGACCCCAAGGTGGAGGCCGCCCAAAAACGCGCCGACAGCGCAGCTTGGAAGTATGAAGCCACAGCCGACATGCCGCGAGTGTTCTACAACTCGCTCGAAGAGCTTGCTGACTCGCTCGCCGCTTTCCGTAAGGAGGTCAGAAAGGACCTCCCAAGCCTCACCTCCCCTGGGCTCCTGTTCACTAAGTCCCTGGAAGACCTTGGCCGTGTTGGTCTGCGGAGTGACCCTGCTAAGGCGCAGAAGAACTACGAAAACCTCCTCCAAGTAGTAAATCGCCGCTCCGATGGGAGTGCCCGCATCCATGGCGACCTCCTACAGTCTCGCTTGGAGCGCCTCTACGGGGATGACATCAAAGTTCCCCCGTCGGTAGGTGGGCTGAAGAGCACGCTCCCAGACGCCATCGGCGATGCGACTCTGGCGGATTGGGTGAGGACGGCTCCTGAGGGGGCCCCACTTCGGGCAGTACTGAAACCCGGGGTCCACACTCTGTCCCCAGAAAAGGCTGCGGAGTTTTATGAGTCCCTTAGGCTCCTCACAGCTTACGCAGAGGAACTTCGGTGGGCTAAGTCGAGCATGACTTGGGGTCGGGCATTGGCCCTCGCCCAGCAGAACGTCACAGCGTATGAGATCGACAGGGGGCGCGACTTTACTCGGGGCCTTAGGCGGCTCTTGGCGTCTTTCCACTTCGCAGAGGGGAGGATTGGGAAAACCAATGAGGCCCTCCAAGACGTCCTTAGGGCTCAAGAGAACCTTGCAGGCCTATGGCAGAGGGAACTCCTTGAGAGGACTACCCGAAAAGGCCAACCTGTTCACGTCGACGAGATGATGGCCATCATGGACCACCAGGGTGTGGCCATGGTGACCTCTGGGGCTCTGGGGCAGCACAAAGCGCCGTCCCCGGTTGACCTGATGACGGGCCCCGGCACTCGATGGGACAAAGTACGTCGGTTCCTAACTACGGCCAGCCGACACGATCCAGCAGAAGCCGCTTCTGCTGCCCTCGACGTTGAGAGGGCGAGAGTCCGGGTGGCTAAAGCTCTCGATAAAGTCCCTGACGGCAAGCACAAAGACAAGTTGGTTGAAGTCCTGAAGAAGCTTTCAGATAAGGAAATCGCTGAGGCCCTCATGGGCAGTGCCTCAGCCCCCCAACGGGCCTTCGCTCGGATGTGGCTCCCGTCAGGGTATAAAATCTCCGAGGACACAGGGGCAACTCTCACCGCACTGGCCCGAGGTCTGGCCTCGTCGAGCAACTCTTACCGAGAGTACGTTCGGAACATGGAGAAGGCCACCCTTGCCCTGGTTGGGAAGGTAGATAGTCGGCTCCAAAAGGTCCACGCTATTGGCCTCACTGCCTCTGGGCAGGCCGTGGCTAACGACTACGCTACAGGCTTGGCTCGTAGGCTGTTGGGCGGAGTCCTTAGTGCGGACGAAGCGGCCTCAGTGAACAGGATGTTTGCTGGCCAGTATGACAAGGGCAGTGTCGAAGAGGCACTATCGGCCCTCAACCGACTGGGGATCCCTTTCCCACAAAGCGTCATCAAGACAGTCGGAGATGGCCTCTTCAAAGCCCAAGAGCTGTCGGCGTCTATGATCAAGTGGGGGGAAACAGGTGCTGGCGAGAGTGTTTACCTGCCGAAGGCAATGGTGGACCAGTTTGACGCCGAGATGGACAAAGTCATCAAGACTTTGGAGCCCTTCTGGCAGGCTCCTACGGGCAAAGAGTTCGCCCGAGCCGGCGTTGACGCTTTCTCGGAGTGGTTGAACCTATGGCGGACGAGCGTAGTCACTGGGTGGGGCCTCCCCAACCCCCGCTATTGGACCAACAATGTCGTAGGTGACGCTTTTCAGATGTGGTTCTCGGAAGACCTGAGGACTGCTACTCACCTAAGCCTCCTGAACCTCCCAACGAACTTGCCCATGGCGAAGCGGCTCGATGAGTACGCGGCGATGATGGGAGATTGGGCTCGGAAACAGGGAGTAGAGGACGCCCTCCCCTCCCCCCTCGTGAGCTTCCTGAATCCTCTGTTGGGGAAGATGTTCAAGGGGGAAGATGTCGTTTTCCGTCTACCTGACGGGACCACGATGACATCTAAGCAAGCTTTCCGTTGGGCAGCAGAAGACGGGATCTTGGAGACCTTTGTCCACGCGGAGCTTGCTGACCACTACGCCCAGGCCGCGAACTCTCTTATCGAGGGCGCCCTCAAGTCGATCTACCAAACGAAAGAGCTGTCTGGGACTGGGAAAATCGCAGCCGAGATGGAGATGGCTCTCCGGAATGCCGTCAAATCGTGGAACCGGCAGATCTCAGACCACGCTTCTTTTGTCCAGCAGCGCCAGAGGATGGCCCTATATACCCATCTCCTGAGGCAAGGGGTCCCACGGAAAGAAGCTAAGCGACGAACTCTGGAAGCTCTCTACGACTGGAAGCACGGGATTGCCCGAGGTGAACTCCAGACACTCGTAAAAGTCGTACCCTTCACTCGATTCTGGTACCTCGCCAATAAGACCACGGCCGGGGCCTACTTGGACCCGATCGTCCGACCGACAGACGAGATGCTCAAGAGGTCTCTGCAAAACAAGACCAAGCTGGGCAATATCCAAGACCTGGGCCTCATCGCCCAAGGACTACCAGATTGGTTCTTTGATAACGAGCGGATCGAACAAGACTACGTTGATCCCCTCGTGATTGAGAGCGCCATTCTGGCGAAGGCCCACCCCCCTTGGATGGATTCCCGCCTCCTCCTTGGGCTTCGTGAGATGGATGTCCACACTCGGAGGTACTGGGCGGAGAACTCTCCGGAGCGGGGGTACACCCACGAAGCCCTCGTGGCCCCCACGGCGACAACTTTGGATGTTGCCGATTTCCAGGCAGGTCTCCTCATAGGCTTGTACGGAATGGGGGCATCTATCTCAGAGATGATGAGGGGCGAGCCCGTAAATGTCGCTGAGAACATCGAAGCTCAGGGCTTAGAGGTGCTCCTCTCCCAAACGATTCCTCCTGTCGAGTTTGCTGGTCGCACAGCACTTGATGCTCTGGGCTTCGACTTGGAGTACACCCAGCGAGGAAACAGGCGGTGGCTGACGGAGTCTCAAGCACAAGCCATGAGCGGATGGCTTCCCGGAACTGCCAAAAAAGACCCCGAGAGCGGCAGGTACTACACAAGTCCGGCTGCATACTTGCTCTGGCGAGGTGTGCCGATCGCAGCGACATCGCTCCCATACTGGCTTGGCTCCGGAAACAACCCAGAGTGGGATAAAGGCTGGATTCAGGGGACTACTCGAACAGTCCAACAGCTCCTTAGGCTCCCCCAGAGGGTCCCCTACAATCCCCGGAAAGAAGTTGAGTATGCAGTCAGGGGGATCAAAGACGCATACCACCAGAGGGACATCAAGGACCAGGATGTGCCGGATTTGGAAGATATCCAGGCCTACCAGCAGACTGGGCACCTCCCGGACTGACCCTCCTACAGTTGACCTGACAAGCCCAGGGGGGTAGAGTCCCTATGAGCTTGTCGCGAAGACAAGTGGACCCCCAGACACTTGGGTCGGGGGACTTCTGCGGAAGGAGTCATCATGGGTAAGCCCATCAAGGCTAAGCACGTTGGTGCTTGTCAGGACATCCCTTGGCCGGCACGGGCCCAGGTCTACAACAACAGCGGATCGGACATTAGCGCCGATGACCTCGTCTACTTTACGGCTCAGCGTGGGCTGGTGATGGAGGTCACTGCTGCGGATGCGGATGCAGCCGCCTCAGCGATTACCCCCCTCTGGATCGCTCGTCACGACATCCCGAACGGGGAGTACGGCGAAGTGGTGCCCTGGAAGCTCGTCCGTAATGTCAACACGGCTGCAGGCTCTGTTGGCGACTCGGTGTACGTCAGTGGCACTGCCGGCGGTTGGTCCCTCACTCCAGGGACTTTTGCTAAGGCTGTCGGGATTATTGTCTCAGACCACGCCTCGACAGGAGCGGTCCTCCTCCAGCCCACGGGCATGGGTGGTGTGTCCCGGTCAGCGATGGATGGAACTCTGGCCCTGGTGGGTGCGGGATCCATGCTCGATCTCGACGCCACCATCAACAACGCTACGGCAGAGGCCTCTGCGGCTGACTTCTCGCTTGCGCAGATCACGACCAACCGGACTGCTGGTGTGGCCAGCGCGGTGAAGGGTCGGGTCACTTCGCTCTCGGGCGACACCGCTGGCGTGGACTACGCTTGCTTCGAGGGCTTCTGCACCACGGGCGAGGCTAACGCAGACCACTCCCTGCTCTACAGCCGGGACGCGATGGACAACTTCGCTAAGGTGGCCGCTTCTGGCGATGCAGGCATTACGGTCGCAGCCGATGGGATGACAAAGAACCCTGAGTCTCAGACTGAGGATGGGTACATCACCATCGAGGTAGGCACTACTCAGTACCAGATCCCCATCTACGCCGCGTAGGAGCAGTAAATGGAGTTCACGCTCCAAGAACTGCGGGCTCTCAGGGTCGCGTTGCGCAACCTCCACGTAGGTGTTCCCATTGCGATGGGAGACTGGGAGGTGTTCATGTCGGCACTCTCCTCCGTGGAGAGTGCCATCCGTCTAAAAGAGCCTTGGGTAGCAGGCCCGGGAGAGATTCTCCCCAATAAGAAGGCGTCAGGGGAGTGAGTTATGGCATCCAATAGAGGCTTTATCGCCAACAACGCCACGCAAGCCGGCGTCACCACCAGCTACAGCGTGGCCCAGGGCATCGCCCTGGACGGCACGGGTACTCTCGACTCGAATGCGGAAACAATGCCGGGGGCAGTCTACTTGTCCCATATTGAACTCAACTGCATTCAGACGGGAGGAACTTCTGCAACCATCCAGTTTTTCCTGAGTTGGGATAACTTGGGCGACTACCCCCTATCGGGGGAGTCGGCCGCAACGACGTTGGTCACAGGACTAACGACGGCTACCCACCGGAGCTGCGCCTTGGGCCTGGACGTGTGGATCATGTCTACAGATAGGCAGACCACCGCCGGGACCCTATACTTGTGGTGTAAAACGAATGCGGGGACGGTCACCGTCAACGAAGCCCGCATCTTCTGGGCTCAGCGTCGGAGCCACTGACATGCCTGCTGGACCTTTTCTCCCCAACCGTGGTCCTTTTGGCCGAGGCGGGGGCGGCGACGGTGGGTCAGGGTCAGATCTGGCCCTGACTACTGCCGACTCGACCCAAGACAACCTTGCCCAGGTCACAAGTACTGCCGAGAATGGTACGGGCACCTACACCTGGAGCCTCAAGGACCCAAATGGTGTAAGCAGAACCGCCCTCTTGAGTGCCACGGACACGGCGTCAGTGACGTGGACTCCTACAGACATCAATGGTTCTGATTGGTGCGCGGGGGTCT